TAGAGCCAATCGTGGTCGCACGAAAGCCGCTTGACGGCACGGTGGCGGCGAACGTCCTCAAGTACGGAACCGGCGCAATCAACATCGACGGGTGCAGAGTTGGAAAAGAAAAGATGATAAATCCACCGGCATCAAACAACAGAAGTCCATCTGAGAAAGGTGTTGTTGATTTTAGAATGAAAGCATCTGTTGCTCCTACCGAAGCCATTGGTCGCTTCCCCGCGAACCTCATCCACGACGGCTCCGACGAGGTGCTTGCCCTCTTTCCCGACACGGGGAAGTCAACAGGAGGACGCACAATCAAGAGGAGCGGGGGAGGAAATGTCGGAAGCGGGAAGAAATCTGAGGCATCGTGGTCTAATGACGATCCCGGATTTGGCGACTCTGGCTCCGCCGCCCGCTTCTTCTACTGCGCAAAGGCTTCTCGCTCCGAACGCGGCGAAGGGAATGTACACCCCACAGTCAAACCAATCGCCCTCATGCGCTACCTCGTCCGCCTCGTCACACGCAAGGGCGGTCGCATCCTCGACCCATTCATGGGGAGCGGAACAACAGGAATTGCCGCCGTCCAAGAGGGTATGCGATTCGTCGGCATAGAGAAGGACGAACATTACTATGAGATCGCGCAATCCCGCGTTTGCGCCGCCAAGCCAATCACTTCAACAACACAACAGGAACTTCCGCTATGAACAACAAGCACCGCAAACTTCTGAACGCCGCACTCGGCTTCGCCGCAGGCATCGTCACACTCCCCCTCGCCATATTCGCGTGGCCCATACTCGCCGCGTGGTTCGCGTGGAATGAGACGGATGGTGAGGATGAGATTGAAAAGCGGAACAGTATGTAAACTGTTCATGTATAGTTAAAGACAAGGACAAAGAAAAGGAAAGGAAAGAAGAAAATGAGATACTGGATAGATGTTCCCGATGGGAATGAGGCGATTGTGCAGTCGCTTGCGAAAGAGATGGGTGTTGAACTGCACGAGATGTCGAAGCGCAGAATGTCTCGGTTCGCGCTTCCATGCGGATCGGGGTTCGGAGACCATGTATGGAGGGTGAACTACAAACAACAGAGAATCGAGGCATCGTTTTCGAAGCCGTGCTCCGACAGCAAGAAGCTGAAGGGTCTCGGTTTCAGGTGGCTCCACGAAGACGGGGTATGGTATGCCCCGAACTCTCAGGAATATGCAAACATCTGCTCGGCTATGGGGTTCAAACAGGTCGAGCATGTTATCGCGTGAAATAAAAACAGAAACAGGAAAGGGAAAAAAGGAAATGACAGAGAATCAGATTCAGGAACTGTTCGTGAAGAACAACTTCGCGACGGCAAAGCAACTGCTTATCAAGAGCATCGAGCAGATGGGGATGAAGGTGACTGGCAACGAGCACGTCTTCGAGCTCAAGGCGATGGCTTTGAGCGGAGGTGCGAATCAGGTGATCGGAAATGAATCGACAGGGGAGATTGTCGAGGGTAGTGGAGAATCAGAAGGGAACGGATTTTCTCCTGAGCCAGAAAAGTCGGAGAGACAGATGAAGGAGATTCAGAACCAGACAGGCGAGGAGACTGGAGAAGGGGAGGGAGAGGAACAGAACGAGGGGTCGGAATACGTAAAGATCGGAGAGTCCGAATCGAACGGTTTGAATGAGTTAGAAGAAGGTCAAGAGATAGGGAAGCCCGAACCTCCACAGCCGATTGAACAGCCAAGCGAGGAGACGCAACAACAGGTGGAAGAACGGCAGTCAGAGCGTAATGAGAAGCCGGCAAGAAGGACGAGAAGTCCTCGCAAGAGCAAACAGATGTCTCCAGAGGAGAGGATTGCGCAGAAGAACGCAGAGAACGCGGAGAAGCAGAAGGAAGTGGACAAGATGCTTGAGGAGATCCGCCGAAACCAAGAGGAGGTTGAAAGGATAAGGAAGGAGGAGGAAGAGCGCAGACGCATCGAGCAGGAGAAGTCCCAGTCGAGCAAGCATAGACAGACGGATGAGGTCGTGAGAAGGCTGAAATGTCTCGGCAAGGCGTTTCTCGTAGGCCCTGCTGGTACTGGAAAGAGCACGATTGCGATGCAGGCTTGCGCCCAGATCTTCGGCATGGAGACGGTTCAGGAAGTACTGAAGTCGGACAAGTTCGCGCAGATATCGTTCTCGCCAGACACGGTAAGCGCAGACATGATCGGATTCACGGACGTGAACGGAGTGTTTCACGAGACCGACATCATAAGGGTGTTCAGGGACGGAGGCGTGATCCTGTTCGACGAGATGGACGACGCAGACGCGTCACTTCTTGTGAAGCTGAACACGATGCTCGCGAACGGAGTTATCCCGACTCCGGGAGGGATCATCACACAGAATCCCAATACGTACATTGTCGGCACGGCCAACACGTTCGGCAAGGGAGGCAACTCCATGTACGTAGGACGCTCGCGTCTTGACGCGGCGACACTCGACAGATGGAAACTCTCCACCATCCAGATCGACTACGATTCAGACATGGAATCTAAGATGATTCTTGCGTCTGGAATCTCGAAGGATGCCGCAGACTACATCGAGACCGCGAAGGAGACGGTCAGGAAGCTCATCAGCGAGAACAACTGGAAGCAGATTTGTTCTACGAGATTCGTCTGCGATGCAGTCAAGATGGCGAAAGCGGGATATGCGGGAACTTCAATACTTAACACATTCTTGTCCGACTGGGACGACAACCAGCGTAGGACTATCGTAAAGGCAGTGAAGGAAGCCACAAAGAAGGAGTGAAAGGCACATGATATACTCAATACATACAAGCCCGTCGCACGCAGTAGAAGCGGCGATGGGCGTAAAGGATCCCATGACGGGAGAGTACAAGATGCCTCAGTTCATAACAGAGGACAAGGCGAAGAAGGACTGGAGAAGCTACACGAATTACTCATCGTTCTCAGGAAGCACGGAGACAGTGGCGAAGGAATTCTACGGAGACCATTCATACGAATCGAAGATAACCGCTTCAATCGAGAGGAACATCCTGACGAATGAATACTTCCAGAGCAAGTTCCAGTTCCATTCGAGGCAGAGGACGGGGCAGAGGGTGGACATACCGAGGTATCTCGCGGGCGATCCAAGGCATTGGTTTTCGATGAAACGTACAAACGTGAAGAGGATAAGCGTCAGGGTTTTCGCGCCAATGGGGGGTGTGTATGATGTGACGAAGAAGGACATGGAGGTATGCGGAGCACTAACCTGCGCCGCCGTGGAGGTTCTGGAATCTAACGGCATAGGGGTTGAACTGTGGGCATCGTGCGTATCGGAGGGATGCCGATACGGAAGCAAGGACACGGACATCTGCACTCTCATAAAGCTGAAGGATGTTGGGCAGTACACGGATTACGGAATGATAAACTACATCACTGGCAATTCGTGGTTCTACAGGAACATCGTGTTCAAGGACAGGATCATAGCGGCATGCAGAAACGGAGGTAACTACAGAAACGTAGGCGGATCGGTAAACTTCAGACGCAATCTGATTCCGCAAGAGGACGGATATGAAATAGATCTCGATGTCGTGATACCGAGGATCTACAACATAAAGGTTGCGAAGTCTTGGATCGAAAACGATCTTATGAAATCATGCGAGAAGGCGGTCGGGAACGAGGAGGCGGCATGAGCATACTGTGCTACATCGATGACGAATTGAGGGAGATGTCAGAGAGGGGGTGCGACCGATGCGTAAATTTCGCTGAGTGCGATAGGGACGCAAGGTCTGGATCTTTCTCGACGCTCGATCTCGGAAGGTCATGCAAGGGATTCATTGAAGTGAAGAAGGAGATGAGATGAAAGCAAAAGAGAACTATGGTGTGAAGATGTACGGGAAGATCTTCCTGTTCAACTCATGCAGGAAGTTCGCTGACTTTCTGCGGCAGGGGATCTCAAGGTGCGAAGGGAGCGAGCGTGAAAGGTTCGTAAAGGCGCTCTCGAATCTCATGGACGGGGAAAGATTCACAGACACGGACGAAAGGATGATAGCGAGATGAAGATACCGATGCCGACATACTCAAAGGAAGAGCTAATAGCGATCCAGTCTGAACTCATAAGCAAGATACAGTCATTGCGCATAAGCGGAGTTACTTGGGGAGCAGATAGAATCGATGATGAATCCTATTCGGTATGGATTGAGTTCGATGCGATCTCATCGCAATCTGAAAGAGCAATCGACTTCTACGAGAGTTCGCTTCTTATAATGGCACCCATGATGGCATGGGAGATGGATCGGCGCAAGCCGGGATGGGAGGGACACACGTTCAATTCATACGAAGGAACGGTTACCTATATGGACGAAGATGGAGTATCGTATGACGATAGACCATACGACAAATCCAAAAGCATCAAAAGCATATTCATGATGATCTACTTCGAGAAGGAGATGAGCAAATGAACAAGGCAAAGACGTTCATCGAATCAAAGATAAGCGATTGGTACGAAGCCATGCCTAGATGCCTATTCATTCCACATGCAACGGATGACGAATGGAAGAGGACGAGATGCAGATACATCTGCGCAAGCGACACGGCAAACATACTTGGATGCGGATTCAGAGACAACGTGAGCGTATGGCAGGACAAGATGGGGGTTGGAAGGTTCGATCCGAGCCCAGCGGTAGCGGAGCTCATGGAGAAGGGGAGGAACGCTGAGGAGCACATACGCGAACTGTTTGCCATAGACAGATCAATTGACAGGATGTATGACGGGACACGCGTGATGATAGTGAACAAGGACATAAAGGACAAGAACGGAAATCCATTCATGGCGTGTACGCTTGACGCATGGGCAAAAGACGGAATCGGAAACCTGATAGTAGAGATAAAGCGAAGCGAATCTCCTAGACAGTTTGGCGACGAGATGCCGATAAAGTACAGGGCTCAGGTCATAAAGCAGATGATCGTGACTGGAATCGAGCGTGCCGTTCTCGTTTCCCACATATCATACATCAAACCGGACGGGACAAGATCATGCTATACAAAAGAGTATTGGATAGGAATAGACGACTTTGAGGTAAGACATGATATGGAAGGTATAATCATGGAGGAGACAAAGTTTTGGAATGACTATGTTCTTGAAAGGAGAAAACCACCACGGAGAATGCCAAACATCTAAACTGACATGTAAAAAACAGAGTAAAAAATAATTCTCTTTTCGTGTTGCATATCAAAACGGAATGTGATACAATACGCGCCATGAAAGGAGAGGAAAGGAAATGATGGAAATCAGAATTGAAACGGATCTCGACGCGGTTCTTCCAGAGCGCATCGAGTTCAACTATGACGAATTGAGTGTCAAGATCGACGAACGCCTTGAGGCATACGGCGGAAAGTCGGAGACCAACGACTCGAACTACCAGAACAGGAAGGAGGATAGGGCGCGGCTAAACAAGCTTAGCACCATGCTGAACAACGAGCGAAAGGAGGTGAAGAAGCGTCTCCTCGCGCCGATGGAGAACAAGGGCAACGACGAACTTTCTTTCTCGAAGCAGATTGACGATCTCATCGGCAAGATCGCTATGGTGGTAGGCGAGATAGACGAAGGCATCAAGATGTATGAAGGGGCGAAGCGCGAGGCGAAGCGAAAGGAGATACAGAGATATGTGGATGACATATCGGACTCAGACTGCATGAAGTCTCACCTGATCGCATTCACGGACGAGCAGTTCGCAAGAAAGAACAACGCGTGGCAGAACATCACGTGCGAAATGGATCAGATAAAATCAGAGCTTGATGCAGAGCTGAAGCGTTGCGCAGAAGCGGTCGAGACCATCGGGATCATCACGGAGAACGATTCTGCGTTCGTGAAGTCCATAGTCATGGACTCTCTAGTGAAGGGAGGGTATTCTATTCAGGAGGCGAACTCAGCGCTCGTGAAGTACCGCGAGATCGAAAAGTCGAACAGGGAGAACGAGGAGAGAAAGGAGAAGGAAAAGGAAAGGCAGATGTCGGAACGGCTACAGGTCGAACCGATAGGAGAGAACGGAGCGCATCCTTCGGAGATCTACTGCTGTACGATGAAGATGTGCGGGACGCTCAAAGCGTTCGAGAACTTGAAGCAGTACATCGAGATGAACGGCGACATCACATACGAGGTCGTCGAACCGATGAAAGAAGTGGAATGAAAAGGAAAGGAAAATAAACATGAGCGAGGAAAACAAAGACGGTGACGTGACTGCGCTGGCAAAGGCAGGTGCCACGTCGGTAGTTTCGGAAAAGACGAACTGGGCCCGCATGCACGGGTCTTGGAAGGAGCGCATCGAGCGCATGCTTCCAGACCAGAAGATGATCGACCAGTTCATGTACTGCGCGGAGGCTCAGTACGGAAAGGACAAGGCGGCATACGAGAAGTGCACGCCTGTATCACTCCTTTCATGTATGCTGACATGCGCGAAGTACGGGATCCTTCCAGACGGAAGAAACGCATACCTGATACCCTACGGGAACGAATGCACGTTGCAGTTCGACTACAAAGGTCTCATCCATGTAGTCATCCGCGACGGTGTTGCAAAGCAGGTCTATGCGGATGTTGTCTGCGAGAACGACAAGTTCTCGTTCAGGAACCGTAAGGTTGAACTGCATGAGATCTCGTTCCCGCGTGGCGAGGTCATGGGCGCATACTGCGCGATCACCCTTCCAGACGGAAGCGTTCAGTACGAAGTCATGGAGCGCGACGAGCTCGATACCGTGAAGTCGTGCTCACGTGGGTCTTCAAGCCCGTCATCGCCGTGGAACAAGTTCTTCCGTGAGATGTGCAAGAAGACGGTGTTTCGCCGCGCGACTAAGTGGCTCAAGCTATCGCCCGACGTGATGGACGCAATCGGTGCGGACGATGCGAACTTCGATTTCGAATCGAGGGGACGCAAGCCGCAGACGCTGTTTCCTTCATCCGTTCCGGCGGCTGAACTACCTGCGCCAGTCCCATCGAAGCGCGAGGCACAGACTCCTGCGGCTGAACCTGTAGTAGTCGAGACGGCTGGTAACACGGCGGAGAAGGCGAAGGCAAAGCCGCTTCCGTTCTGATTTTCGGAGGACATGGGCGGCGCACGGGAGCGGAACCCTGCGCCGTCCGATCCGCAAAGTTCGAGGATAAACAGTTTTGAAAGGGTAGAATAAGACATGGCAAAGAGATTCTACGATACGGGTCTCGTGGATCAGGAATGGTACATGAACCTGTCGCCTAAGCACAAGGCGCTGTATCTGCATCTACTGTGCAAGTGCGATGTGGCTGGAGTGTTCGAGGCGAACTACAGGATGATGTCGTTCTACGTAAACGACACGATCACCGAAGACGACGTTTTCGGGTCATTTGGGAATAGGGTTGTTCCTCTTGCCAATTCCACATCGAAGGGAATCATCGTGGACTTCATAGGCTTTCAGTGTGGAGGTTGCATAAACCCAAAGGTGAAGGCTCACCAATCCATCCTAAGGAGGTTGAAGGAACTCGGAATAACTGTGGATGACATAGCGAAATGGAGTTCACATGGCATCAGAATTCAAGAGGAGAAGCCTATAGAGGAGGAGGAAGGCGCTGAAGAGAAGGACGGCTCGGCTGTGGTCAAGAACGAAGCGTCGTTGCGAGAAAGACGCGACAGGGACAAGGAGAAGGCGATGTACGTATGGTTCGGATCGTTCTGGTCTGCCTATCCTCGCCACGAGTCTCGCAAGGTCGCGTTCGACAAGTTCAAGGGGATCATGTCGAAGTCTAAAGATGCAGAGGAGACCCTGAGACAGATGCTCTCATCCATATCGAAATCCAAGGAGACCGAGCAATGGCAGAAGGACGGCGGCAAGTTCATACCGATGCCGACGACATGGCTCAATCAGCGTAGGTGGGAGGACGAGGGAATCGTGATGTCAAACGGAGAAAGCGAAAGAAAGGAGAAGGAGACGGCGGTCGCGATGGGACTCATGTCGTCTCTAAAGATATGAAAGAGATTTGTTTCAACGAAGACCAGTTGACTGGTCTGTTCAAAGAAAAGGCGGAAGCATTCCATAGGGTATATGATAATCTTGACAAGACACAAGAGTTCATTATAGACCAGATGGTAAGGACATTCCAACTCGCGTCATGTGCATACATGGCTGTCGTTTCCCAATCAAGGGGCGTGGACGCGGTGGATGCCATAAGCGAGGCTGGCGTCACGGCGGAGCAGTTCCTGATCCACTTCGACATACTGAAATGCCATTATAAGTGTAATGACGAGGAACTCTGCGCTAAAATGAATGCAACTTCTGAATGGCTCAAGGAGCGCGGATGGATATCATTGCCAGAACCGAAGGACGAAACTGGCGCACAGCACTACAAGACGGCAGAGGGTATGTTGTCGGACATGAAGAAGTACGTTTCGGTTTACAGGCAGATGCTCAGGACGCTGAAGCAGAACGCCGAGGAGAGAAAAGGAGTTAAGTGATGGAAGAAAAAGAGACAGTGGGGAATCCTTCGCAGATCGTAGTGAGGCATGTGCGTCCATACACGATGAGCAAGGACGCGCTCAGGCAGAGGAAGAAGTACGGATTCCAGAGGAACGCCATGTTCTCAGGAGAATGGACTATGGTCAGGATGCGAAAGGAAATAAGAGAAGGTCTTAAACGCAAGTACGGATCGCTACAGAAGGCGTTCGATTTTGCATTGACTGCGAACTAACTAAAAGGAGAAAAGTTCCATGTGGAACCCGCTAAAAATACTGTTCGGAAGAAGAAGCATGAAGGATCATGTATGCTACGACTACAGGAATGTGGTGTCGGAATCCATTCCAGACATTACCGTCCTTAAGAACACTACGCGAAGCGCGATAGTGAACCGAATCCTAAATCTGTCGGACAGTATCGATAGCGACTGCGCTACGCTCGATGGATATCTAAGGATGTCCTGCTCTTTGTTCATAGTCTCCTGCATGTACAGAGACGGAAACGCGGCGAAGCGGGCGGCGGAACTCAACATGGAGATATGGAGACAGATAAATGAAAGACTGCAAAATGAAACTTCCCCTTACCTCGCAGACAAGAAGGTACGACTTGAAGGGGACAAGGATGGATCGTCAGACGAAGTGCATATTCGACGCGGACGGGGATCTGATAGCGAACTTCGTAAGGGTGGAGGCGATGGAGGACAGGTCGTTCTCGTCGTCCGTATGGGCAAGGATGGGATTTCATGCGGAAAAGAACGCAGAGACAGTGGCGAGGATAGTGAATGTATCTCAGGACGCGAGGGACTATCTTGCGTCAAGACTGCTGAAGATCCGAACCAAACTGTCTTCCCCTTCGCTGAAGGTATCGGAGAAAATGGAACTGGAGAAGGAGGAGAAGATAGTGGAAGCATTGACGAAAGGACTGGTGATTGAGTAGTGAAACCTGACGTGGACGAATACATGGCATCGTTCCAGAACCATTTCAGGAAACGGTTGCTCGGCTACAAGAACAAGGTTGTTCGAGAGGCGATGGTAGGGGAGTACGCCCTGATGCGAGACATCATAGCGACGCTCGACTATGACGAGGACGAGCCTCTTCCCGGCTGGGCAGACAGGATCCTGAGAGGAAAGGGAAGAGGCACACGTCTCTCGAAGAGGACGCGCCTCATGCTGACGCTTTTCCACAACACGCTCCTGAAGCGCAGAAGGCTCATGCGCTCGAAAGGCATACTTGAGGATCCCACCAAGATGGACATCCAACTGTGGAGCTACGACGCGAACGAGCATTTCTTCGATCCGCAGAATCCAGAGGTCGATCACCCATACGAACCGGAGTTCACGACAATAGAGGAGTTCATAGAGTACGAACGAAAGGAAGCGCATAAGGCGAAAGAGAACAAGGAGAACGAAAACAATGAACACGCATAAAGGATTCACGACCCATGCGGGATCATCCGCATCGAGGGCCGCTAGAAAGCACATCAGGCAGGTGAACGGAACGAAGCTAGCCGAGATGATGAACGAGGAGATCGAAGGAGCGTATGCCGAATACATGCGCAGAAAGAACAGAAAAAGGAGGTCGAAATGATAGAGGCACAGGAATTCACGGGATGGGTCGAGAAGATCTACGAGCCCACGGAATACGGTCAGGAGTTCACGGTCAGGGACTACAAGGACAAGATGGAAGCGCCAAAGTTTCCGCAATGCCTGAAGTTTAGCGCGAGCAACAAGTGCAAGAGCCAGCTCATGGGAGTTGTTGAAGGCGACAAGATCAAGGTTCGGTTCTATCTCCACGGCGTGAGCGGCGAAGGTAGGAACGGCTACTACTGCATCGTGAAACTAAACGTAGCGAAGGACGGAGGGATCACTATAGTGGAGAAGGCGCCAGTCGTCCCCGAGGTAGATGTCGAAAAGGAGACAGCCGCAGAGGAGGAACTTCCGTTCTAACGGGAACATCAAGGAATGACTTTCCGCAAGATATACGAGAACAGCTTTACGCTCGACATAAATCCCTCCGTCCTGACGACGGCGCAGGAGAAGGGCGTTCGCATAATCACATCAAAGAGTGGAAAGTCATTTCCGACATTCTTCAAGAAGAAGCGATCCGTACAGAATGAAAGGATGATAGAGTACGCTCTTGCTATACACAAGGTAAGAGCAGGAGAGACGGTTAAAAATGACGGAGACACGGCCATACTGCTTGAGATCGTGTACATGTTTCCTCATACGGCATCTACGCCAAAGTGGAAAAGGAATGGACTTTCGTTCATGACGCAGAGACCAGACGCGGACAATCTGTCTAAGGCGCTGGTGGACTGCATGACGAGGATGGGGTTCTGGGAGGACGACTCTATGGTGAACTTTAGGTTCTCGAAGTTCCGTTTCGTCAAGCCGAGGATAGACATCAAGTACGAGGTGTGGAGACAGGAAAGGTAGTTAAATGTACAAGAGTAAACAAACAGTTAGCAAACAGTTACCAAAAGAGTTAGGCAAGAGTTGGCTAACTCTGCAAGACAAAGACATAGATATATATAATATATATTATAATAACAAGGGGGTAATAGGGGGATGAAAATCCACACGCTTTGACATCGAAACGCTTTTGTGCTATCATAACGAAACAACAAAAAGAAAAGGAGTGCCATGAATGAACTGCTCGAAATGATCGTATGCGTAGAGATACTTGCAAACGATCTCCATTACGAATCTGAAGGGATCGCGTTCTACGCGAACCATCTTCTCGCCGATAGGGTCAAGGAAGACCTTGACAAGACGCTCGACGGATTGAGGGAGGCGTACTGGCTCGGAGAGCTAAAGGTCGCACCGCCGCCAACCGATGATACCTATCGGGGCGCAATCGAACTGGCAAAAGGAATACGCGGATCCTACAGCGGCGGAGACAGGAACGAAGCACTTGTCATCAGGCTGAGGGAAGTCGCAGACCTTCTACTGAAGAAGATCGAGGAGGTCAAGCGCGGCGATACGCTACTGTCTGGAACCGTTGCGATCCTCGACGGACTCTCTACGCACATGCAGACCATGTACGGACTCCTCGACAGAACGGCAAGGAAATGATAATAGAGGAAACACAGTCCGCGCTCTCTCCGTCTCCGCAGGAGGTGGAAGTGACAGTCCCTGAAGTGGGGACGGAGGAAACGCCATTGCCTACGATGGAGAGAAGGTCTGGACGCAAGCCATACGGACACCTCGACAAAAAGGACGAAGCGGCTATCATCAAGGGCATAAGGGAGTTCAAGCCGCTGTATGTCATCGCAAGGGAGCTCGGAGTATGCCGCTACACGCTCCATAAATATCTCAAGGAGAAGATGGAGATCAGCTACCGCGACATGCGTGAGTCCATGCTTGACGTTGCTGAAAATAGGCTGTTCAAGAACATCCTCGATGGGAATCAGAACGCGATACAGTTTTTCCTCGACAGGCAAGGTCGGCACAGAGGATACGGCGAGAGACAACAGGCAAGCGCGAGCGAGGTGCCGATCATCAATATCGGAAGGATTGAGATACAGAAGCCTACGGACGACAGGCAAGGGAAGGTAATAGAGGCGGAGGTGGTGAATGCCTAATATTGTTAAAGACATAACTATGGTTGGTATTAAATGCCTGAAGCCATACGAGAACAACGCAAGGATAAACGACCATGTTGTTCCTGAACTTATGAACTCCATCAGGCGATTTGGCTTTCTCGTGCCCTGCGTGATAACGAGAGACATGGTTGTCGTCTGCGGACACACACGTCTGAAGGCGGCAAAGGCACTCGGCATGGACGAGATTCCATGCGTGTTCGCGGACGGTCTTACGGATGACGAGATCAACGCATACCGTCTCGCTGACAACAAGTTGAGCGAGAGATCCATGTGGGACTTCGGGAAACTCGACGAGGAGATGAAGATGCTGTCTCAGTCGATAGACATGACCGACTTCGGATTCACCGAGGAAGAGATAAGCGGAATCCACGAGGAACGCGGTAATGAAGAGAATAGCATGAACGAGCATCAAGAGAACGAAGAAGGCGAAAAATCATTTCTCCACAAATGCCCGTCGTGCGGCTTCGTGTTCGAGGAATAATATCAGATGGCACGGCTTGAGATAAACTACAAGGATCTGATCGCGCCTGTCTATTACGAGGCGTGGAACGACATCTTCGACCACAAGTACAGCGAATACTGGTTTAAGGGCGGTCGGATGTCATGCAAGTCGTCGTTCATATCACTTGTAATAGTTCTCGGCATCATGCTCGACAAGGACGCTAATGCGGTATGCTTCCGAAAGGTAGGATCTGACATAAGAGATTCCGTGTTCGAGCAGATTCTTTGGGCTATAGACAAGCTCGGCGTAAACCATCTGTGGGAGCCTAACAAGTCGCTCCTGCGGTTCAAGTACGTCCCAACGGGACAAGTTATTCTCTGCCGTGGTCTTGACGATCCAACGAAGGTGAAGTCCATAAAAGTGAGAAGGGGCTACTTCAAGTTCACTTGGTACGAGGAGCTTGCGCAGTTCTCTGGAATGGAGGAGATCAGAAACACGGGACAGTCTATCCGCCGTGGCGGAAAGAAATTCTACACGTTCTGCTCGTTCAATCCTCCCGCATCCGCGTCATCGTGGGTGAACGCGGAAGCAGACATACCGATGCGCGGACGGAAGATATACTCATCCACATATCTCGACATACCGAAGGAATGGCTTGGAGAACAGCCGCTCGCGGAAGCGGAGGCTCTGCGCCTGTCGAATCCTCGCGCATACCAACACGAGTACCTTGGGATTGTCACAGGAACTGGAGGATCGGTTTTCGCGAACCTGAACATACGAGAGATAAGCGACGAGGAGATCTCGCATTTCGACCACTACAGATACGGCATAGACTGGGGCTACAAGGATCCATGTGTATTCATCGTATCGCACTACGACTACGACCACAGGAAGATCTACATCTTCGGACAGATCTACAAGAAGATGCTACAAAAGCGCAAGTTCGGGGAAATGGTTCTCAAATGGGAGCCGGGCTACGAGTTCGTATGGTGCGACCCCGCAGAGCCGGGATCCATTCAGGAGCTCTCGAACATGGGAATCAACTGCCAGCCAGCGAAGAAGGGGAAAGATTCCATCAGAAATGGTATAATATGGCTCCAGAATCTTGACGAGATTGTGATCGATCCAATCAGATGCCCAGACGTGGCGCGTGAGTTCGAGCAGTATGAGTTCAAGAAAGACAGAGAAGGCGACTGGACAGACAACTTCAGCGAGAAGAACAACCACACCATAGACGCGGTTCGCTACGCCTATGAAGAAGACTCAATAAACGGAGGACTATTCTGATGAACAGAAAGAACACGAAGAAGGCGGTCAAGAGACCTAAAAGCCTTACGGACAGAATGGAGTCGAACGACATCCTCGGTGCTACGCCGCTTAGAGAGGTTGCCGACAATTTCGACAGGAACAAGATCATCAAGAATCTTTTTCCGCGCACGATTGAAAGCGTATGCAAGAGATCTAAAAACGGAAATCTGATAAGCACGAAGACGGTTGTCATGGACGAATGCGCAGGAAGACCGCCATGCAATCTTCCTCCGAACGAGGGCGATCCGATCTCTCTCTACAACCAGATGATGAATCCGATGTTCATCAATGACAAGGTTCTCAGATACTTCTCAGATAACTATGCGTGGCTCGGATGGCTTACATGCGCAACACTCGCGCAACATCCTTTCATATCGCGTGCGTGTTCCATTCCCGGTGAAGACGCTGTTGCAGTAGGATACAAGATCGATTTTCCGCAAAGCAACGGGACAGACGTAACGGAAAACGAGAACAGGATCAAGCGTCTAATCCGCGAGACAAAGCGCATGGGAATCCATCAGGTTCTGCGCAAGTTCGATTACAACAAGCGTGTGTTCGGTGTTGGCATCTGCATTCCATGCTTTGAGGCTGATACAAACGACGGAAAGGCATACATACAGAAGATGCTTTCCTTGCCGTATAATGAAGACGCGCTTAAAAAGCAGGGCATCAGGTATGTCGGTCAGAAGGTCGTTGATCCGTATTGGCTCACTCCTGTATTCGACGACGATTCTGGTTTCGATCCCGCGAGCAGAGACTTCTATCTCCCGACTTGGTGGCAGATAGGGACGACGGAACGGCGAATCCATAAGTCTTGGTGCGTACAGTATGTGAACACAATCGTAAGCGACATCCTGAAACCGACCTACTACTACGGTGGTATGCCGCTTCCGCAGATGCTGATGCAACGCGTATATTCAGCCGACAAGGTGGCGGACGAAGCGCAGATGCTCGCCATGTCAAAGCGGCTTCTCGTGGTGGATGCGAACGTGCAGAAGCTCGTCGCAAACCCCAAGGAGGCGGCAAAGATCATGGATGCGCTCAAGTTCGCACGCGACAACTGGGGCGTGTTCTTCAAGAATCCCAACACGAACGTACAGCAGGTCGATACGTATATCACGGAGTTCAACCAGCTTATTATGACGCAGTATCAGTTGGTGGCTTCAATCGCGCAGATACCCGCTCCTAAACTCTTGAAGGTCATGCCGACAGGGTTTTCCGACGTATCAGAGTTAGTGTGGAAGGACTATGCACAGCATGTCTGCTCCATTCAGGAGGACGAATTGACGCCGATCCTCGATAGGCACTACACATTCCATCTTCTGATGAATGAGAAGGCAAAGGATTACAAGGACTTTGAAATTACATTCAACCCTGTAGATGTGCCGACGCTCATGGAGAAGGCAAAGATATCTGAACTCGAAACGAAGTCCGCCAAGACTCTTATAGAGCAAGGAGTTCTCTCGCCCGAGGAAGTACGTCAGGTACTTCGCTCCAAGAAGGGAGGAGAGTTCTCGAATGTCTCAAAGGATCACTCGGACAACGCTGAACGCAAGGACGATATCCGCGCAGAAGCAATGATCGAAGCCGCGAAGCTGAAGATGGAATCCGAGCAAGAAGAGGACAGAGACCGCAAAGAATACTACGAAGACAAGGAGAAATACATGAAGAAGAAGGACGAATATCTCAGCAAGAGATCAAAAAAGTCCAAAAAGCAATAAAGGTACTTGCGCAATTCTCCGTCATGTAGTATCATATATGGGCGTGGACATATAATGCAATGAGCAAGAAGATCGACATAAACGGTTTCTG